AGACTCCTTGCATGGAGATGTAACAGATGCAAACCTTTACGATAACTTTTTAATTCTAACAGACGATAATAGAGGGCCTCTGGATTTTAAAACAACAAGAATTGAAAAGAAAGAAAGAATGATTAATGGCAGAACACGTTCATATCACATTGCAGATAAACTAACTATCTCCACATCTTGGAATATGATTCCTTCAAGATCATTTTTAGATTCTCCAGATTTTAACATGACTACTGGTTTGGCTACTACTGATCTAGTTGGAAATAAAAATCAGCCATTACAGTTTACAACTGATGCTGGAGCAGGCGGGGTTGAAATGCTTGATTGGTATGAAAATCACAAGGGTTCTTTCTGGGTATTCTTAGCATACGACAAGTACTCTAACTTTAATAATGTTGGTCAACCAAGCATAAACAAATATGCACACTTACCACAGTACAGCCAACTAGTTGAAATGTTCTTTTCAGATTTTTCTTACACTGTAGAAAAGCGTGGAAAGAACTTTGATTACTGGAATGTATCTCTTACTTTGGAAGAGGTATAATGTTTGAGAATGCCGAACTACAGAAACACCTTCAAGAGTCTTCTGTAATAAGAACACAGTCTGCAATCATTGCTGAATGGAATATGAACATTCCAGAAAATATTGAAAGAATTGGAAACTATAGATATAGACCAAAGAAAGAAACTTCTCCATATAAAAATTTACCAGGATCCTACGACCCCTATGATTCTGGCACTTCTGCTTCTGCAGTAAAATATTATACAAATGCAACAGATGCCGATGTCGTAATCGATGGAGGGTTTACATACTCTGATGTCTCACCGTTTGGTGCTCCGTTTACAATGTCTCCAAAAAAAGAAAAAATTGGAATGCTTTACTCTTTAGAAAGTTGTTTCTCAAAGTTTAGACCAAGATCTGGAATCAATAAATCTTCATTTATACGTGGCAAATACTTACATCATTCGAATGTTGACATGGCAAGAAGACCTAGATATTATATGGGTCATAAAGATGATCTGTTTAAATATTGGTCTTCATATAGAACAGAGGATGGGGTTGAATACGGAATATCATCTTCTACAGTTGATGCTGCTTATCCAATTGAAGATGCCTGTCCATTTATTGTTTATAAAGAAAATGTTCCAGCAAACAGAGTAGTCGTTAAAATGCAAACACATGTTGGCAATGTTGATCTTGGTACATTCTCTTCAAATGATTCAACATTTTCAGATCCATTCTACGGCAACTCTAAAAGCCAAACTCCAAAGCGATGGAAAATCCAGGGGCTTCAGAATGGTAACTGGACAAACCTGTATTCGTTTAATGAAGGAACAACAAGAAGAGACGGAACTCCAGTAATAAAACATGATGGATATGTCGAGTTGTCCTATGGCCTAAAGGTTCCAGACGCATATAGATCTTCTTTTATTTTTGCAGAGACATATACAAATGCATCATTCTTGCCAGAGAAGAATATCCATGGCTATGCCTACTTAATCCAATCTTCAAAAACCGATATAGGTACTTTTCATATTTGGCAAACTGGAGCAAACAACACTGGCCAGTATGCTACTTTTAAACCAGAGTATGCGTGGCAGTTAGAAGAAGAAACTATAGACCGTGTTACCAACTTTGTAACAGACCTTACAGACCCAATAAAGTTTCGTGATCAAGTAAACCTTGCAGACAAATACCGTGAGTTTGATTATATAAAGGGAATAAGAATAGTCGTTGATAGCATGAATACTCCACAGTCTTCTTTTGATTTAATTGAAATATCTCCTAGGCTTTGTGTAAACCTTTCAGACAAGACATTAGATTTTTCTATTGCAAAATCTGCTTCTGATCTTGGTATAAGTGGTTTGCCAGTAGGCCAACTTCTTGCTTCAACTGGAACATTAAACTTGTTTGATTATGATTCTGCTTTTAATCCTAATAATTCTTTAAGTATTGTTAGCAAGTATATGACACGAAATATTCAAATTAAATTTTATGACATTATAGTAGATGTGGATGGATATGATTATTTTGTTCCACTGAAGACAATGTACTCTGAAGGATTTCCAACAAGTAATATTTCTGAAAGAACCGTATCTTTATCTCTAAGAGACATGTTCTTTTATTTTGAATCAATGACTGCTCCAGAACTTCTTGTACCAAATGTTTCAGTAAGCACTGCTGTATGCATGTTACTAGACTATATTGGTTTTTCAAACTATGTATTTAAAAGACTGCCTGGAGAAACTGAATCAGTTATTCCTTTCTTTTTTTGTAATTCAAATAAAACCATTGCAGAAGTTTTACAGGATATAGCGGTATCAACACAAACAGCAATGTTCTTTGATGAATACAATAACTTTGTTATGATGAGCAAAGACTACTTTATGCCTTCTAATAATCAAAGACAAACTGATATAAAGTTTATAGGAACAAATGATCTAGTTAAAGATAAAGCAATAAGCAACCTTTCTACATCTGACACCCTATCAAATATTATTGAAGTTACATCAGAAGACAATCAGGTTTATAATGATGGAAAAATTAATTTTACATCAAGGTATATTCAAAAAACATTTGGAAGTATCAAACAAGCAAGTTTAATTGATAATGAAAAGACTTGGGTGTATAAGCCAGTATTACTTTGGGAAGTTTCTGGAACAGAGACAACAAAGTCAGTAAATAATCAACTATCAGAAATGTCTGATTATGTTTTAAGCGCAATACCTTTAAACTCAAATCTTACAGATGCTGTCCCATATGTATCTGGAAATAAAATTGTAAATAATATTATGAACTTTGGCGAAGGAATTTATTGGCTTGCAAGATACAATGGATACTTCTATTCAAATGGAGAAGTTATTAGATTTGATGCTGTCGAGTTCTCTGTATCTGGATATGGAAATGTTTGGATAACAAGTGTTCAAGAATATCAAAACTATTTTTCTAAGTTAAAGTTTGGTGGTTCAATATTCCCAACAGGATTAGTTAGAATTTATGCAGAGCCAAACTACATTGAACTAAATGGAAAAGAATATTTGCAAAATGGAGCAGTTGCAAAACACGGCAGAGGACAATTTAATACAGCAATCACTTCTCACTTTGCAGGGCTATCTCCTTATTGGTCTGATAATAATAACGTAAGAGGTTGTACTATGAAATCAAAGTATCTTTTTCAAACAGGACTAACAACCCCTGCAACAGCACTTGGTGCAGCAGGAGTTACTCCTGAATTAGCAAAAAATACAACAAGAAATGGTGTAATAAAGAATTTTCTTTCAACTCAATATTATAAAGAAGCAGATGTTTCAAACATGCAATCAACAAGCACTGGAACAATCCAGTCGTCAGCACTAATTATGGCTGGCCCAGCATTTAAGACTTCAGAATCTCCTCTTGATTTTATATCTTATGTATACAAGCCAATGACAAATAAGTTTACTCATTTTGGGACTAGAATGAGAATCGTTGGCAAGATAGAAAACAATGCTGATCGTGGACAAACTGCTGTTGGTGCTACATCATATTATTTGATTCCTGGAACAACTCCAGACAAAGATGTCAGTATAGTGGGTGGCTCAGGTGGTCTTGGTATAATGGTTAATCCAGATACTAACAATGGATACTTTTTAGAACTAGTTGCTCTTGGTAAAACTACTATAGATAAAACAAAATCACCAGATGTTAATAATGTTATTTTTTACAAGGTAAAGAAAGACTCAGTCACATCAGAAGCAATACCAGAGAAACTCTATGCTGGATTAGCAAACATTGTTGTAGATGATGGCAAGTTTACTGGTCAATACCGCATGGTAGCAGAGAAGACTCCAACAGTATATGATATATCTATAGAGTACGAAAACATTGGAAATGAAAGAAAGTTCTATATTTATATAAATAACCAGTTTATTGCAAGCGTAATAGATAAGGATCCTTTACCAGTTTATAATAATATGGCTCTTTTTACAAGAGGGTCTTCTCGTATAATGTTTGAGAACATATATGCAATCGGAGCAAACTATGGACAAAATAGCAAGTATATTTTAAATACTCCAGCATCAACTGTTTTTGATGAAGATGGAGAAATTAATACTAGCGAATCCATGAGAAAATATGCAATGAGTGGAATCATTCAGTCAACATACCTAACAGGAATTAGTTCTTATGAGCCACCTCAAAGCAATTTATATTTTGAGGAGTTTGGAACTATCATGAGAGAGGCTTCAGTCTTTAAGATTAAATATGAAAAAGCATACCCAGCAATTTATGCTCAACTATCTCCAACCTTTAATTCTATAAAAGGTTACTCAGTTTCTGGCTTTAGAGCAGGAGCATATGGGGCAGAGTTTATAATTTTTAATGCAACTGATAAAGCCATTACTCTTGACTCTGCATCAGGAAACTATTTAAGAATTCAGGGCGTAACATTTACACAGGAAACAGACGAGTCTCTTAGTGTAGATGAATATTATTCAAAGAATAGTGACTTTTCAAATCCACAATACAGCGGAGATACCCTGGTTTCATATCCAAATAAAGTTTCAAGACAATATGAAGATATAAAGATTAGCAGAATGACACATGGTAAAAAAGATTTTAGTCTTGACACTCCATATATTCAATCAAAAGATGAAGCAAATGCTTTGATGTCTTGGCTAACTGGTAAAATTATTAAGCCAAGAAAGTCTATAGGGTTAAAGATTTTTGCTAATCCTACAGTACAACTTGGAGATATTGCTGAAGTTGACTATTACGAAGGAGATTTAGATTACTCTGGAACCAGTGGAAAGAAATTTGTTGTTTATAGTATTTCATATTCAAAGTCCACAGATGGACCTAGTATGGAAATTTATCTAAGCGAGGTAGTGTAATGGTAGATCCAGTAGCATCAGTCCCAGCATCGACATCATCAGTTGCTGCAAAAGCAGATATTAAAGTTGCGACTCCTAATTTAATTATTCAGAGTTCAGAACTTGTTCCAATTGAAATAATGACAGATCTAATCTTTGAAGATATTGGTGGTCAAGAAATAATTACAATTACAAGATCTGATATTATAAATGGCCAAGATGTTCTTTATAGACCAATCAAAAATCTAACAATGCTTGCTTATCAGTACAGCCCACAAAGAGTCTTAGGATTACAAGACACATCAAAAGAGTTTTTTGATAACTTTCCTATTAAATTAGATGCTCACGTTCCTTCAGAAGGAACTGGACCCAACAAGGAAATTGTATATATTGATCCAGAAACAGGGGATTTAGTTATTAACGTAATAAATATGGAGCCAAATGAGTTAGTGCAGGTTAACATTCAAACAAAAGGAAGTCAGTATAATGGTACAATATATGAGGTGGATGAGATATGATAACTACAAACGGTAAAAACATTATAGCCAAGTATTTGATTGGTCAGGCTTCTGCCTATGCGTCACACATTGCTATTGGCTGTGGACCAACCCCTCTTGGTTCTTCTGCTAACTTGTCTGACTATGCAGCATCTTTTGCAGAAAAAGAAAGATTAGATTTTGAAATGCTTCGTGTTCCAATAACATCCAGAGGATATGTTTCTGAAAATGGAGTATCAAAGATTGTGTTTACTGCAGAGTTACCAACAGAAGAAAGATATGAAATTACAGAGGTTGGCGTATTTTCTGCAGGATCAAACACCACAGCAGGAGCATATGATAGCAAAATTCTTTATACATTTTCTGAAAACTGGGAGTACTCTGGAGCCTCTTCGACAATTCCATATATTCCAGACCCATTAGATGGCAATGATGGAGACAATATTATTGCAACAACCTCTAAAGTTTTTAGAACAAATGCTGATAATAAAGTTTTTTCTACAGAGCCACGTGTTACAAGAAACGAAAGATGTCGATATTTAAATTCTTTTATTGCACTTCGTGGAGACTCTTCTGAAATATCAACGGCAGCAGCAAAATGGGTTCCATCCAACACATCAGAATATATAAAATTATCTAACACATCTCTTAATCTAGATAACTATTCTCAATCTGATTTGATCAAGGTTGCTTATTCAGTTATAAACAAAAATGGAGAAGACCTTGAAGATAATCCAACATCAGTAAAAATAATTGTAGAATTTCTATGTACAACTGGAGTAAACACAGGAAAGTCTGCACAAGTTCAGATTACAGATAGCGCTTCTTTTTCCTCAAATAGATATAGAGTTATGACTGGTTCTATTGACACAGCAATAAGAAGTCCTGGCTGGTCTTGGTCTATGACAGATACAGTTAGAGTATATGCTTCTGTTATTAAAAATACTACTACAAGTGCGAACCACTATGTATGTTTTGACGGGGTAAGGATTGAAAATACAAGTAAAGCAAACCCTATATATGGAATGACTGGATATTCTGTAATTAAAAATACAGGGTCTCTTCCAATTATCAAAACGCCAAATACAACAAACTATATAGAGTTTAGGTTTGGGCTTGGAATACAATAATGCCACAAGTTAAAAAAGTTATAATTCCAAAAGCGCAGTTAACAAATTTTGCAGGCGCATCTGGGGCCTACAAAGTAAGATATAGAATAATTACTGATGACAATAACAGAGTTTCTCATTGGTCTCCAATATACAATATTCCAGTAAATCTAAAAAAAGATCCTATTACTAATATCTTAGTCGGTCTTAATGTTTCTTTTACAGCGCAAATTCCATTAGACCCTATTCAACAAAAAACAATATCTGCAGTTTGGTCAAAAGATATTAATGGCATTGAAACATTTGATATATATTTAAAATATAATGGAGAAACAGATTGGAAGTTTGTAAGATCTATTACTGGTAACGAATTTAGAGCAGTAACAGATACTGGTAAAACAAGCGTAATGCTTGCAATCCAGGCATCAACTTTTCCAAAAACAAGATATCCTTCAGCAACTCTGTTTGAGTCCATAACTCCTTTGAGTCTGGTATAATTATATTATGATATCAGTTCCAGATAAAGGACAGCCATTAGACGTTGCATATATTTATGATATGGCTCAGGCAATTATTCAGTTGCAAAAAAGTGCCTCAACATCAGCAAACAAATATGTCACTGTAGATACAACAACAGCGGGGCCTCAAAGTAGAAAAACCTCAGAAGCCCGTATTGTTGGAGGGTATAAAGAAATCGTTAGTTCTACTTCAATCATTGCAGGCGAAGAAAAGTCATGGACATATCCATTTGGAGTTGGTTTTGCTTATGCACCAATTGTAACTGCGACACCAGTAACAATTAAAGATACAACCGCTGGCAAAAATGTTACGGTTGTAATTAAAGCAATAACTACTACAGGCGTAGAGGGTATTGTAAAGTTTAACTCGGCAGGAGAAGTATCGGTTGGGATTAATATAATAGCAGTTGGCATACCTTCATAATGATCAAATGCAACAAGTGCTCTGGCAGAATGTTTATAGACAGGATATATAGTGCAATCAATCATCTTGAAGTCTATTGTGTTTTGTGTGGTAATAGAAAATTTTTTAATCCACCTAACAATTCGGAAGAGGGAAGATGGCTACTAAAAAAGGAACAACTCAGAGCGAAGGGTACAATCTCCTCCCTGTAATACCTGGAAGTAAGAAGGTATGGTTTTTAAACGGATGCCTTGTTCGTGTACATCATTATAATCAATCTAACGGAATAATGTCTGTTTATAATATTACAAAAGATCAGATTGAAAGTTGTTTAATTAATGATTTTAAAAATAAAAGAGAAAGAGCATATACAGTAGGCCAGACTGCTGATTTAGTTAATCGTCATAAAAAATATATGCCATCACTAATGAAACGGGGAGTCATTCCATTTCCAACGGGATCTCAAAAAGGCGGGGATAGAGGATGGCAAGTACGATCATACTACTCAGAATCGCAAGTAAGAGAGATACGTGATATACTTGCAACTCACCATATTGGAAGACCAAGAAAAGATAATTTAATAACAAACGATATCACGCCAACAAAACAAGAGTTGACACGCAGAATGGGCGATGGTATACTTACATATACGAGAACAGAAGATGGACGATACATTCCGATTTGGAATGAATCTATTAACTAAGTCCCTTGGAGGGGTAATGGCAGAAGAAACGAAAGTATCAGTAACGCTGGGGTATACATTAAATCTTGGAAATTTTCAGTCTTTGAGGCTGGATCTTGGAATCATTGATAGCAAGCGTGATGGAGAAAATACAGATCAGGCTTTTGAAAGAGTTTATAAGTTTGTTGAAGACAAACTAACTGCAAAGATTGTTGAAGCCCAAGCGGAGGCAGACGAAAAGTAATGGCCGAACGCAAAGACCGAATGGCTTTGCTTTCACGCTACAGCAAGTTCCATACTGCAAGGTATGAGCAAAAGCCATCACTTAATTTAAATGTAGAGCAATGGGCTTCAGACGCTCTTGTAGAATCATACGGTATCTCTGGATGCTACGATATACTTGAGTACTATTTTAAAGTTGCAGAGCACCCATCTTGGAATTACTTTGCGTACAATGCAGAGAAAATATTACAGGCACAAAAAGATAAAAAAAGAGACGATGAAGAAAGAGAAGAGCGTAGACGGATGGCAAAGGAGTGGCTAAGTGAATAATACAGAGGCTAAACTTATAACAGCAGTTCTTCAGGATAAACAAATCCATGTACTGCTACAAGCAAACGTAGATAACCTTCTGAGAACTCACGGAGACATTTGGAATTTTATACGACTCTATTTTGAGAACAACTCAACCCTTCCACCAGCAGAACTTGTTACAGAAAAGTTTAGAGACTTCTCTCCTGTAGCAAATATTGGAGCAACTAAACACCACCTTGAAGAGTTGCAAGGAGAATACTTAACAGATAGCCTAAAAGATATTTTAAGATCAGCAGCAGGAAATGTTCAAAATGGTCAAGGAACAATTGCTCTTAATGATTTAATTACACAGACATCGGAGTTAAAGAAAAATACTTCTGCTATTCGTGATATTGATGTTACGGACTTGGAGTCTGCTATTGCCTACTTTGAAAATGTTAAAAAGCAGCAAGAACTAGGTCACATTGGTATCAAGACTGGTCTACCAGGATTTGACAACTACCTACCGTCTGGAATTATGCCAGGTCAGTTAGGAGTCTTCTTAGCATACCCAGGTATAGGAAAGTCTTGGTTAGCCCTGTACTTCGCTGTACAGGCCTGGAAACAGGGTAAGACACCCCTTGTAATCTCTCTTGAGATGTCAGAGACAGAAGTCCGTAACCGTGTATTTACTATCATGGGAGAAGGGCGTTGGTCTCATAGAAAGTTGAGTAATGGCGAGATTGAAATGGATATGCTGAAAGAATGGCATGCAAAGAATCTACAAGGTAAGCCAGAGTTTCATATTATCTCAAATGATCAAGGTGGAGAAATCAACCCTTCAGTCCTTCGTGGAAAGATTGATCAGTACAAGCCAGACTTTGTAATTGTCGACTATTTACAATTGATGGCTCCTAATCAGAAGTCAGATAATGAAACGGTACGAATGAAGAACCTTTCAAGAGAACTTAAACTAATGGCTATTGGCGAAGAAGTTCCTATTATTGCTATCTCGTCTGCTACACCAGATGACGTTAACGATCTTTCTACGGTACCTACACTGGGTCAGACTGCTTGGTCTAGACAGATTGCCTACGATGCTGA